AATCGAAAATTTCCAGGATTGCATCTTCAAGCAAACGCATTAATCGTTCAGGCCTGACGGCATCAAGTTCGACTTGTCCTAATCCATCCCATTTGGCAGTCCTGGAATCGGTTTTTTTAGCTGGCGCCGGTGGAAGATCCCATTCAATAACCTGGTGTTTCATTAAGGCCACGCGTTTAACTTCCACGGTTACGCCAAAACGTTCAATATTTTGCTGGATGGATCGCGGGATATCTTCCCCAGATGGATCATAATCGCCGAAATAGATAATAATGGGGGTTTTGTCTTGAATTACGGCCTCTTTGAATCGAAGTGAAGCTTCATGTAAAAATGTTAATGACGGATATCCTTTACAGGCTCCAAGCGCGATGTCATATTGTCCACAAAGTTCCTGGAATACTCCTTGTAATGCTTTTTTTTCGATAAAAATTTCCGGATAATACGGCTGGTTTTCCCACCTGTTTTTTCTATAATAATGCATCCAAAAATTAATAGTATCCTTTCCTTTTTCAATTCCTTCGTTAATATTTGTGACTTCAAAATCGGTTTTCCCAACCATGGCCCGATCAAGATCCGAAAAAGTATCAAATTCTATTTGATCATCCCATCTGGCATCAATCATTGAATTGACTACCCGTTTGTAATGCTGCACATCATTGGTCATTCCCCTACCTACGAGCTGATAGTGCAATGCACGTAAGGTTAAAATTCCTTTCTCATATTCACTGCATATTTCAAGGGAATTAGCTATAATCCATTGTTTTGTAAAAATATCCTTTGCCATGATTCTAAGTGGTTTAATTATCGAATTTGTACGATTTGTTGCGATGCTCACTTTTAATTGTGCGCGCATTCTCAATTTCCAAAAGTGATTCCTTTATTTTTGTTTCAGAAAGTGTCATTGGGGTTCTGTCTGAAGGAGAAAGTTCGCTGTTAAACTTTTTAAGTTCCATCTCGAGACGTAAGGAATCGATTAAGGTTTGAGAAATTGTGCCGATAGTCCTGGCACGCTCCGGAGTAATTGTTCTTTCCTCAAGTTTTCCGAGCGTTTCAAAAAGCAAATTGCTTACTGATGATATATCCTTATTCATGTTTTATCTCTTTTACTCCAATTAGATCTTCACAAAAAGCAATGATGTCGTTTAGTTCCTGTAATGATGTATCAAAACTGTCATTCAGGTGGGATGGTAAGATATGCCTAAGGCGGTTGCGCACGCAAAGAATTTCGCGGCAAATTTGGGGATAACCGTAGGTCATGCTCAAGCCCTGGGCCATCTCTTTTAAAAAAGAAATATCGTCGAGTATTTTGGTATAGGATAAACTTTTGGTATACTCACCATAAGCGTTAGAATATACCTTGTCGGAATGACAGATGTATTTGTTAAGTTTGGTTAATAATTGATATGCTTCCATTTTATTCTATATTAGCGGTTTCACGTTTAATCATTAATTCTAAGTCATTAAGGTGACTATCCACCTTTTCAATTTCTTCGGCAATGCTGATATCATCTTCAATTTTTGCCTGTTTATTAAGGTATTCTTTTTTATTAAGTTCGGCTAAATAAGCCACATACGCACGCTTTTCGCGCCTAAAATTACGGTCCATAATTTTTAAGTTTTTAAGTAAGAAATTGGAAATCGTCGGGGAACGGCGGTTATTTAATGTTTAATACATACGATGCCATTATCACGGCACGTTTTTCGAAACAAGCAATCAACTGTTTCCAGATTGATTGTGCCATTATGGGTTATGTCTGGGATCCGATCCAGTTTACCCAGGTTACATGGTATCCAACGGCGCAGTTTATTGCGTTTGCTGGTTATACCATTTTGCTGTAACCGTTGCATACCAACACGGCCTTTGTTATTGGGTATTTTTAATACAAGATCGTAAATATCTTGTATCTGAAGTTCATCAAATTGTTCGAGGGGCTTCCATTCCTTTTCATTTCTGAAATAGGTTGGCGCCTGAAATGCTTTTTCGGCGCCTGGATGCCAAAATTCCATTTGTTCCATAGTGGTTGGTTGGTTAAAATTTATAAACTGCCTTACAAATTTCCAATTTGGTTTGATCTATGATCTGATTGTAATAATCAGCTTTTTCAGGGCGGCGTAAAATTAAATCAATAAATCCCTGAATGGCGCCTAGTTTATTGGTTACAACATGGATATTAGCTCCATTTGTTTTTGATAGTATTTCGTATCTCCAGCATGTAAATTCTTCTTGCGTAAATACCTCGGTTGTGGTTGTGGTCATTATCTTAATTATTAATTATTAATGGTTTCAAGAATGGGGAAAAGTTCTTCAATGGAATCAACCTGATATCCATTTTCATTCAAATAATTGAATGCCCACTTTCTTTCAGCTCCGTTGAAGTCGGAAAAATTGAATTCTTTCCTGCGGCGATCAAATGTTTGAAGTGAAATATTGAAATCGAGTATGTAACTTTTGCGAAAAGTGACCTTTTCGGATTTCTTCATTGATTTATATACACTTAATAAAGTTGGCATAAAAGTTGTTTTTGTTGATTTGATATATTAATTTGATACATCAAAACTACACAATTTTATACATACGGTAAAATAATACAGCTATTATTTTATATGTTGTGTAACATACAATAACGTCAATGAATTACGATAGATTAAAGGAATTATTAAGAAACAATAAGTATAGTATAGCTAAGGCGGCCCATGCAATTGGACGGACTGAAGGGTGGTTTCATAAAACAACTAAAATGGAATCCATGACAATTTCAGACCTTGAAAAACTTTTAAAGTTATGTAAGACTAATTTATATGAGTATTTCGGAGGTCAACCGAGCAATGTGGTTAATGAACTACAGGCCGAATATGGCAAGGATATTAAAGAACTGGAATTATTGAGAGAAATTCATGAATTGAGGATAAGGATCGATGACCTGGAAGCGAAAAAGAAACCTGAGCCGGTTAAAGCAAAGAGCAGTTAATTGAAAGGCTTATCATTGGCAATATATCTATAGTGAAATTAAACATTTTTCCTGAACTGCTTAGTATTTGTGGATTAATTGAAATATGTTTGATAACATACGATTATCTGATAAGTTAGACAAAGTGATTTTAAAGGAGATGATAATAGATGAAATAGATAAAAACAATGAGCTGACAATTAGATATATAATATAAACGGCGTAGACTCTCGTATTCTCCACAAAAACCACTGTAATTAATTGATAATAAACTGATTACAGCGATAAAAAACATTTAAAAAAGTTTTTCAGACTAAAAACTTGCGGAGAACGTCGGGGGACGCACATTCGAAGTTATAAATGAAAAAAAAACAGACTGATGTAGACGTAATCATGCCAAAGCTCGTACAGGGCGAAAAGGCTTGGTTTGTGGAATATTGTTGCTTCTGCCCACGAACTAATAAATTAGAAAAATTCAGGGTTTACAAAGGCTTCAAAAAGCTGAAGACTGAAAAAGAAAAGATTCATTTTGGAAATGAAATAATTAAAGTCTTTTCGAAGCAGCTTCTATCCGGTTGGCGACCCTGGGACCATACTGTTTATTTGTATCGTGATGAAATTCAATATAAATCGGTAACAAATAGTTTTGGAAACAAAAAAAACAATAGTTCCCACCTCCGAAAATATCTCTCAGATTTTCTAATTGAGACAAAGCGTCGGGTCTCAAAAAAATCATACGAAACTTACCAGGGGAAAACCCGCTTATTCTGTCAATGGCTCGAAGAAAATGGCTATAAAGACTTACGTGTATTCGAAATACAGAATGCTGTCGTTAAAAAATACTTCAATTATCTGATTGATACAAGAAAGTTGGATAAGGTCACGGTTGATAAATACTGTCAGAATATCAATCAATTGTTTAAATTCTTCGTTAAGCAAAAACTTATTGATAAGAATCCGGTATTTGATATTGTGCTTCCACCGAAACGAAAAGACATGGCCGCGCGCCCGATGGCGGATGATGATATGAAAGTTTTCCTAAATTATGTGGCGATCAAAGATGAGCAGTTCCTTCTGGCCTGTTTAATGCAATTTTTTTTATGTTGTAGGCCAGGCAATGAATTACGTTTGCTGAAAATACAAGATATTGACTTTTACGCCGGAGTAGTACATATTACTCAGGAAGATGGCAAAACCGGCACCCGTAAAATAACAATGCCATCCGCACTAATAGAATTGTGCAATAATTATAAATTGAGTGATTATCCACGAGCTTATTATGTTTTTTCCATTAATGGAAAGCCTGGAATGAAGGAATTAAGCCGTAACTTTTTTTACAGAAAATTTATAAAATATCGTAACGAACTTGGATTGCCACTCATATATAAGTTTTACAGTTTTAAACACACCGGCGCGGGTAAATTGCTGGAAAGTGGCGCAACGCTGAGTGAAATAATGAGCCATTTGGGACATACATCGTTGGAAAGTACATGTGCATACGTGAAGCGGCATTTTGGGCAAAAATCAGAAAAGGTGTTGAACTTTAGGCCAGAGGTGTTAAACGGAATTATTAAGTTTTAACCAGCGTTGTTTGTCCAAAACTTAAATTTTCACTTTTAGTATGGTTATAAAGTATTTCAGGTACAAGAAAATCAATTCCTCTAATCCGATATTTAACAGATCCATCATATTCGTTCAGTAATTTTTTAGGCCAGTAAATGAATGATTTGCAAATTTTAAAAATATCAACATTAGAATAAACGGTTTCTTTTAGCATTTTCTCATATAAGCCTTTATTCGTATCCCAACGGATGTAAAAGTTTTCATCCGGATTGAAATTTCCAGCAAATGGAAAAACATCACCACTGGCCCAGGGTATATTTATATGTCCGGATTCGAAGGGAATTGATAATATTCCATGATAATACAACAACCGCGGTGCCATCTTTACATCATTTTCAAAATACTTACATGATAAAGGCACATCCATTTTTGGAGTGAACTGCGTGCCTGATTTTACTGACAATAGCGGTGAAAATGCGCTTTCTACAACAAAACCACCATTGCCAACAACCACATCGAGCAGGTTATAACATAAAAATTTCCACGTGTTATCAGGATTTAAAAAGCTTTTTGTAAAATAATAATAAGCATTTTCGTCGATTACTAACCTAACATCATTGGTCTGACTATTTGTTAAAGGCAAATTGGCATGGCTGGCAACTGACGGCATTGGATTGTATTTATTCAAATCAATAGCTTGCACTGGAAGCATGGTTTTTACAAAATCGTCGTTGCCATCTGCTTTAAAAGTTAACTTGTAGCCATCCAACCCGGGATTTTGAACGTCAGTAATTTCGCCCGCATATTCGGAAATATCAATAAAATCGGATGATAAAAGAATATCTTTCATCGTCTTGATTTTAACATCATTATTACGAATAAAAGTTACAATACCTAATTTTAACCCTTCGTTTAAAAAGTCGTTAATTTTAATAGCAGGCATGTGATTTTTTGGATCAATGCCTGTAAAAACGCAACTTGTATTCAATAATAAATTAATTATTCCCTGGTTTGCAATTTTAAAAGCGCTAAATGGATAATCAGGACTATTGGTTGTTGTCCATTTATTAAATAAAATTGAAAGGTTATCTAAAGCAATAGTCCATGGCGCCGGTGCGTTTCCTGGGAAATAAATATATGCCTTTTTTGTATCAGCGGTATCGCCTTTAACAAAGACAAAACCAGAATAATATTGATTAGTAAGATGATAAATAGCATTATTCCAGCTTCCACCTGGCATTGTAGGTATATCGGCGCCAAATTCAACAATCAATATATTTTCGTGAATATATTGGTGAGATGTTGATATATTGCCCTGATCATCGAGAAAAGGAGCATCAGATGTAAGTCCTAATGTAATTGATGACGAAGTAAATGTTGTTTCCGTGTAAGCGCTACCCGACCAGGAATAATATTTTTGAGTGTCAAGCGCTTTATATATTTTGTCGGTTTCTCCGGGATTTGGAAATGCAGTTAAATTAGCAAATTCCAACACATCCTCGATTGTTAAAAATGTCGGGGCATATTCGGTGTAAGTTGAAAAATCTTCGCCTGTCAGTTTAAAATTAGTGGCATCCTGTACCTCAATTTGAAAAATACGGTTATTGATTGGCATTGAAGCAATACCGTCTAATTTTACAAATTGATTGGTAGTTAAATTATGCGGGATTACAGTAGTTGCAACCGGATCGGTAGCAGCTGTAATTTTAGATATTATATTGTTTTCTATTTTCACAACGGTTGTATTTAACCCAAATTCATTGATCATGTAATTATTTGGTACTATCAACCGACGTAGATCATCATTTTTGGCAAAAACATCCTCTGAAATTGTCATCCCGTTTTTACGGAAAATTGCCTGGTAAATATATTTAAGGTAAAAAAATGGAATGATAGGTTTTTGATTTGCTCCGGAATCGTCAACAAAGTTCTTATTGATTGGATCAAATGTCATTACAACGCCCATGGTGGAAGCCGACTTATCACCTACAGCAACCTGTGGAAATGCATAATCATATTCAATATCGGTACGGCTTAATTCGAGCATATAATCCCATATTGTGTTATAATTCAACACTGTATCGAATGCTATTTTATTGAATGAAATATCGGATAACATTTTATCAGCAATTGAAGAATAAAAATCTCCTGATTCTTTGAAATAGAAATGAAGCAAACCTCCTTGCAAATCAAATTTAATGGTGCCAATCCTTACAATGATACCATCTGTTATTTTACAAGGCAATTCGTTTGTTTTGTTATCGGAAATATCAGGACGGTTGATAAAACCACATATTGCACGGTTATTATCGGTTAAAGGCGCTGTATTTTCTAAGGAATATGATGTTTTTTGAGAAAATAACGGGATTGGCGATGTTAACGTCATTGCCAGGTCACCATCAAATTCGAATTTTTGGCCGTTTACTTCGATGGTATACATTACGTTATGTTTTCAAGTTTAAGATTATCAATAATAATCCAATCGGTTGATCTTAGAACATATGGAAATGAATCAAAGTCTAATACCATGTCTATTTCAGTAGCCAATATATTTGATGTAAAATCTAATGAATAATGACCTGGAGTACTAGCTTGTATACAATAATCCGGGTTGTAAGGTGTGTCAACATTCAACCCAATTATTACAACCAGGTTACTTCCTGATTTTTTTGAAATTAAATCAAAACTTAAGCGATATTTATTGCCAGCACGTATTATTTGCCAATTTGATGCCGCCGTATATATATTTCTACTAATGTTACTATCACACGAACATGGCGGGATATGGTTAGTTGTTGGATCCGGATAGTCTGGTACCGAAATTTTCATTTTATCCGAATCGGTTGAAATAGATACACCATAAAGATTAGGAAGCGTTGGATTTGGCACATTATAATTTGCCAATTGCGCTGTATTTGAAAAATCATCAAAGAAAAATGGAGTTAAAACAACTTCCGGAGGCGCAGGCTCTTCGCCTGTGAAATAATCAGTATTAAAATCAGGACTGAAATCACCTATTAAAATAGGTTCATTTGCGCTGAATTTTTCGGTAAAATCATCATGTATTGAATGAGTTATCTCTATATCAGCGTTCGGATTATAATCATCATCATCAATAGCAGTACGCTCATTATTTTGCGTAGTAATAGGGTAAGCCCTTCCAACTTTAAGCCAGTAAGCATCGTCACTATCAAGAAACTGTTGTAAATAATCGGAATATTCCTTACTTACATAACCTGTATTGATTGTATAAGCTACAATAGTTGTATTACTTACCTGTATTTCTTCCTTGTCAAATTCAGAAAAATTAACAGGCAAAGGAATATTAACAATTTCCTTATTGTTTTTTGGTTTTTTTATTGCCTTACCTGTTGTGCGGATAAGATCGTACACGCCTAAACTATTCTTAAATAAAAAGTACCTGGCATGTTTTTGATAGGTATAATCTATTATAAATGTACGAATTTCCGAAACAGCGTCGCCGCTATTATTAACGATATAAACCTCCCATTTGACTAATTTTTTGGGAGCATTTGTCCTTATTTTATCAAAGCTGACAAAAAATTCACGTACATCATATTGCGCGGCTGTAAATGTAACTAAGTCGCGTTCGTCAACTGTATTATCTGTATAATATTGTTTTATATGCACTTTGTAAGTGCCGGTTGTTAAAAATGCGAAATAAAGTTTTTCCGGAGCATATATATCAGTTGTTTTTATGGGCGGGGCAAAGGTCAGGAACATGCCTGTTTCCTGTAATTTATCCAAAAATGTTTTTTGCAGGTCGTTCAACCGGCCTTGACTAAAATTACTAAACTTCCCCTGAAGAATATTAAAAACTGATGAAAATGCGCCACCACGTTCAATTGGTGGGTTTCCAAACTTTTCGAAAACATATATCTGGTACGATTCTACAATACTGTGTAAGGTTGTATATCCGCTAGGTACGGGGAAGGTAAAATTACCATTTATGCGTTTTTTTAAAATATCAGCTATATCGACATTGATAATGCCGGTTTTATCGAGATCAAAACCAGATGGCAAATCATCATTATAAACAGCATGTTTAACAGGTAAATCGGACTGTGAAATGACCAACCCATTTTTTAATATATAAAACCCAATTTTGTAAAAATCTTCAATAGCATCTTCAGCAGGTAACTGATTAGTTGATAATAATCCTTCAAATAAAGTAAATGTAATATCGTAATCTGAGCCGGGTTGGCGGGCATCAATGTGTATATTATTATTAGGATCGAGATATAAATTAAAATCCCTAACCAGAATTGCATTTTTAATTAATGAATTAAATACAAAAGCATTATATTCCCATGGATCTATTCGATTTGGAGAAGGAAAAGTAAAAGGGCCATCGATAAGTGGAGATGTAGAATCTTCACTAACAAGGATTAGTGAATTATTACCCCAGGCAAAAGTTATTGAATCACCCGGATAATAAAGTGTTAATGTTGTTTTGTCATAAAATGATAATGTATATGATGCTTTTTGACCTTTGCTAACATATGCGTTTTTCCCGGCAACCTTTACGATCATTTGATTTCCTGTTAAGGATAAAAAGCCTGGCGAATTTAGGATTGCGATGTTTGACATTTTTTATGTTTTAAAAAATTGCCAGGCCTTTCTCTCCTGGCAATTTTAAATTTATTACAGATCAGCATTTAAACAATGAATGATCAAAACCTGACCGGTATTTGAAACTATCATTTGTAATGCGATTAATTCAGATAATCCGATCAATTTAGTATCCAAAACTGGAATATTTAATGTTACGTTAGCCGTTGGCGGAAAACTTTTGAAAAATAGTCCATACGCCAATAAAATACCTTTTACTCTCTCCATTTTCAATTCTTCCAATGATGCCGCAAGATCGATTTGAGATTGTGCATAGGCGGCTTGTGCGTCTGCCAACTGTTGTTCCATGGTCAATTCTTCAGCCTGCAAATTGGCAATTTCGCCAGCTACGTGGTTTAAGTCTTCTTTTAGCATCATATTAAGAATTAAATGGAGTTAAAAAATCGTTTGGATCAGAAATGTTATTGGCAGTGATATAATCTAAAATCTGATTCTTATCACCTGACATAACAGTGTTAAATTTAACAGATCCATCAGGATTTTTCGCATCCTGACTGTTGTCAATGCAAGATCCACCACCATAAACCTTGTTTAATGATGAAATGGTATTGGGAATAATTTCCACAACCAGCGAATAAAGTGGAACGCCATCGCCTAAAAGTACATTCATGATTTTTAAATTTAAAAGGTTAATATATAAAATGTTAATTATGATTAATTGTTATTGATTTTCCAGCAGCTGTAAATAGCGCATACAAATGGATAATATTAGTGTTACTGTTCCCATTCGTTGGCGCCGCGTTCGTTCCTGCGTTAATTGTTACGGATAAATTGGCTGTCGGAGGGTGCGCTGTGAAATAAGTATCCAGTGCGGAAAGTAAATTGTTAATGCTGGCTGTGTTTAGTGCACAATTGCTAAAATTAATATTTGTAAATGACTGATTGATAACCGGCATTGTTAAGGTTGTTAAGCCTGTATTGTTGTAGCCATATAACGTACCGCCAAGGTTGCTAATGGTTGATAAATCTAAGGTAGTCAATCCATTTGCATAAACATAATATCGAATAAAGATTGTAGAAGATATTGGGTTTGTAATTCCGGTTATTGCAGCAATTCCGGTAACTTCAAAATCAGATAAAACAGTTGCACCACTAATATCAAGAGTTCCGGATAAAGCAAGGGATGTTCCCTGAGCTAAAAATGTAGTTAATTTAGTTAACCCAGCACTTGATCCATTAATTGTTAAAGCATTTCCAATTAAATATAGAAAGTATAATTGTGGTTTGCTTGCTATTGATCCTGTAACTGTTAACGAATTACCCACTAATGATAATGCATATAAAGAACTTAATCCAGTAATTGATCCGGAACAAGTCATATTGGCACCAGATATTGTTAAGCTTTGTACTAAAGTTAAAGTTGATATATCACCTGAAACGGTTAAGGATGCGCCGCTTAAAATAATCGTCGTGGCTTTTGTTAAACCAGCAATTGATCCGGAGCATGTCAAACTGGAACCAGTAAGACACAATGTTACAGCATTAACAATATTCGTTATTGAACCAGAAAAATTATAATTGTTTCCACTAATATATAAATATGTTAGATTTACTAAACCTGAAATTGATCCTGAAATAGTTGTTGATGGCGTATTATATAATTCTAAAAATGTAAGATTTGAGAAATTATCAATTGTCCCACTTATTGACATATTGGGACACTCTTGCAAATAAAGTACAGTTAATCCGGTAATACCATTAATTGATCCTGTAAAACTTCCATTTAGACTCCTAAGTGTTAAAGATGTCAAATTGACTAATCCACTAATTGAACCATTTATTGTACTTGGTGATGCTCCAGCAATTAAAAGATATGTTAAATTAATTAAACCCGTTATTGAACCTGAAAAATTAAAACTGGAACCACTCAATGATAAGCTGGTTAAATTGACTAATCCAGTAATTGAGCCTGTGCATAAAATGGAATTTCCATTTAGTGCCAATGACGTTAAATTAGTAAAATTGGTTAAATCACCTATAACGTTAGAAATGTTATTTATAGATATACTTAAAATCGTTTGGCTTAATTGAGTAATATTTAAATAAGAACATGCAACACTAGAAACAGTAAATTCTAACAGTCCGGTAAAATGTGATACAGAAGTAAAATACCCTAAATCAATATTTGATGATGACGTTTCAAAATGCAATACAGAATCTAAGTCGCCAGTTATTGTTATGGTATAAGTTTGATTTTTACCTGCATAATTAGAAGTATATGCGGTATTTGATGTAGCTGTTACCGGAGTAATTGTACCATTACCCCAATTAATATAAGCGGTTTTGCCAACTGCCATACGCAACGTAATAGCAGATTGAACATTTGATGCGCCCTGGATGGAATACAAAGTCGGATTAATATTCCTGGATGGAAAATAATAAAATGGTCTTAACACTCTCCTTTTTGGAAATGCATCAAGGCCGCTTTGCAGCTTATTTTCAGGAAAGCCAAATAATCCGTTATTCATATTCTAATAGTCTCCGCCTTCAGCAATAATGTCGAATTGGTTACCTGTTGTGTCAGAAATGTGGGATGTTACCAATAATGATGCGCCATTTTTAAGCGTCAAACCGCCATTTATTGTAGCGGTCGCATCGTTATTAAAACCCGCAACGCTGGCCGATGGTGTTACGGCAGTGACCGGAATTTCCATATATAAAGTAATTCCGACGGCATCCTTAATAAATATGCGTATCATTCCCGCTGTTGTAATTGCAGCGGTTCCGCAGGCGTGAATTCGGATTTTGTCAACATAAGAACCATTAGCTCCCGCCGTGAAAAGAGTAAAAATGTTAGTTGCCAGGGTTCCGGAACCGTCTCTTGCCGTATTAAGGGCGGCGACACCTGAAATTCTTACTTTTCCCGTATTGGGTATAGCGCAAAATTGTGCAGTTGCTGACATATTATCTAAAGTTTTGGTATGCGTAAATGACCGAGAATGTACTTTGTGCTTGTAATGCCGCGTTAATTGCAGCATCAACATCCGATTTATTATAATAATTAGCATGCAAATCGGTAATATCTTCTTTGCCGCTTAAATCCTGATCGCCAGTGTTGGTACCGGAAATGGCTGCGAGTTTATTTTTTTCGCCCGTGGTATAATCATTTGTTGATAATCCTTTACCAGCAACTTGGTCCACTTTATTATTTACCTGGCCCTGCAATTTGCCCAAAGAAACTTTTATTGAATCGGTTGCTGATATTGCAGTATTGACAATAAGCCCGGTTAAATCGCCAATAATTGCACCAATTGCCCTGGCAACGGTAAAATATAAATTTGTGGATCCCTCAGTAACCGAATCAGTACTGCCAGGCGAAGCTGCAATTACAACATAAACGCTACCAGACCAGCGGTATATTTTATTTGTATCCAGAGCGGTATATATCTTTCCTGTTTCTCCTGTTCCCGGGAAGGCTGCTAAATTTGCAAATTCCAACACATCATCAACATAACTTGGCAATTGTGCAGCTGCTACTTTACCAGTTGAATCCAACCCGGCATAACCGTTTGCCTGGTTCTTTTCAGATTTTAATTGTAAACCGGATAAATCCTGATCACCCGTATTTGTTCCGGAAATGGCCGCAAGTTTGTTTTTTTCAGTGGTAGTATAGTCATTTGTTGATAAACCTTTGCCGTCAATCTTATCAACTTTTCCACTTAGATCCTGATCACCGGTATTAGTTCCGGTGATGGCTGCCAGTTTATTTTTTTCGGTGGTGGTATAGTCATTTGTTGATAAACCTTTGCCGGTGACCTGATCAACTTTAAGATTAACGGCTGATTGCAGAGCATCAATCAGTACTTTTAACGCATTACCCTGTTTTGCAGATAGCGGTTTAGTTGAATCAACACTCGTAAGCACATCAATAATATCGCTTGTACTTATTTTGGCACCGATCTGTCCGGATATGGTTGTTGCAAAATTGGGATCATCTCCCAGGGCATCGGCAAGTTCTTTTAAAGTATCCAAAACACCTGGTGCAGAATTAACCAGGGCTGATACTTTTCCATCAACATAAGAAGTTGAAGCAAGGAGCGCCATTGCTGAATTAATATCATCAATTAAAGTTTTCAATGCTTTGCCCTGGTTCGCAGATAACGGCTTATCAGTTGCAATACTTGTAAGATTATCAATTATATCAGTAATATTTATTTTAGATGCAAGCGCTAAAACTGTAATTGCGTTATTATTTGCATTATCCAGTCCATCCAGGATCGTTTGTATTTGTGGAAACCCTGAATTAAAATAAGGAGCATTTACAATATTTTGAATCGCAGATGCATCGAGCTTGTTACCATCAATTGTAATAGATTCTAAAGCTGTTACAATTTCGTCGGGGCTCTGATCGGCGGTTGCCCCACTTTCAATTGTTGTTAATTTGGTCTCAATAACCGTTAATCGGCTTAAAATTTGAGCTAATTCCTGATCACCTGGTATGGAATAAAAATCTGATGCTAATACTGCGCCATCTTTACCAGCTACAATAATATCGCCAACATCCAATGTGCTTTTAGGCAATAATCCGGTTATTGCGGCAGTACTGGCCACAGTTATTCGCCAAAAGTTTCCGTTCTTTATTGCACCTGCCGTACCAGTGCCAACAGTTGGAAGGGTATTTTCGGAAGCATCAAATGGCCCGGCTGGACCAGAACCCGAAATAACCAGTGAGACAATATCAATTCCACCGATTTTAAGTGTTTGTCCAGTTAGAAGATTAATACCTGTAACCGGATCGTAACCTATTGCGGTTTTATCAAGCTTTGTTGCAGAAAGGTTTGAAATGAAGTTATTCAGCGTATCGGAAATATCATGCAATATTCCTTGCAGGACCGGTCCTGTAATTAACTGACTGAAATTTGCATAAATATATGCATTAATTCTATTCGAAAGGGCTTGTATACTGCTGAGTATAGACATGCTTAAGGAATTAAATGAGTTTCGTTTGTTTTATTAGTCAATTGACTTACCAAGTACATGTTAAAAACCTGCATGGCAAATAAAACGGCAATAAGTGCATAAATTATCCGGACATTTAGAACCAATAATTTTTGTTTATCGGCTATTTCAAATACTACCTTTCGCATAGCTACAACATTGGCAGGTATGCAAATTTCGCGGCAAACTTTTCCCATGCCTGTTTCAATTTGTGTCTGCAACCTGTCAGCTTCGCTTACCTTATAGGTTTTAGTACGACCTGCTTTTTTAACTTCATCCATGTTAGTTATTTGTAAGGTCTTGCATTAATTCTATGCTGAAATTTTTTTTTTCGTTGTAGGTACTTAGCCCATCTTCAATACATTTTAAAGAGTTATCTATTATATTAAAGGATTGCTTTAAATTGCTATTATCCTTTATTAATGAATTGAATTTAACGATATTATTTTTATTTGATTCAATAACAATAGTACTAAGGTTGTGTATCCTTTTGGCATTTGTATCTAATTTCAAATCCAATTTTATTACCAGGTCTTTTACCAAAACTACCTGGACCATTAATAATGAATCCTTTTGAATGCTTACAGGAATATATTGTTTAGAAGTTTTAATATCAGTCTTATAACTGATAATTACATGTTCGACCGTGATAGTGCCTCCAATTAACAATATTGCTGAAACAATTTTTACTATCACAGCCTTTGAAGTACCTATTAATGTGAGATATTCGATAATCGTTTTCATTATTTCAATAATCTAAAATACGATACTCCGAAACTTCTATTAATCAAATCAACATTGCACCCAAAACCATTTTTATCACGGATATACATTGCACCGGCGCCTATTCCAAATTTGCTACCAAAGGTTAATTGTGGTCCGATAAATAAGCCAGTTTGCTGTTGTATAATGGTTGTTTGGTAGGTAACTTGCTTTTCCCGTAGGTTCTGGAACCAGACTTGCCGGTTAACAATGCGGTTCTGACTGATTATTTCCTGAATAATTGCCCGAACTGTACTATCATTGATTGTATCGCGATAGACATATCGTTTGAAAAAGCAATCGAGGATTTCAGCAGTGTCAATTTTTTGATATTGTGTAACAGTATCATGTTTAACCGTTTCGCAATAAACTGGAACTGGCACATTTACTTTTACCTGGGTGAAAACTTTATCACCTGGTACCGTGACCGTTTTCGTAATAGTTGTAACAACCGGCGGTTTGTTACAATATTTCATCATGCCAATGCATCCCAGCAAAAGCACAATTATGACCAACTCAAACTTTTGCGGGTTCATCGTCTGTAAACATATTCGTTAAAACTTTGCCAGCAATACCAATACCTAATGCTATATAGGCTATAACTGGATGATTGGAAGTAATTGCTTGTGCGGTAATATAGGCCGCAATGCCTAATAAGGTATCGCCAATTTTCCTCATTTTTGGTGGAGTTGGCTTGTAATAATGTTGGAATCCGAATTTCATAGTTTTTTGGTTTTTAGTTAAAATTCATCGAAATAATCTTCCTTCATAATGTTTAGATCAACCTCGCCGAGACAACCTTTTACACAACCGGTACCGGAATATTGCCAGATTTTCCAGTCGTTATATCCGAGAGGTAATTGGGGGAGATTGTGTTCAGGATCGGTTAAGTAAGCTGATAGCCATAGGTCGTTAGGAAACCCGATCTTGTTGGAGTCATCAAACCATTTATTACCGTAATCAATGATTGAATTTCCTTCAGCTTTTAAGCAAAGGATTAATGTGTTTTTAAAAATACTTAGGTTGGTAACCTTATCTTTATCGCTCCAAACCATAGTTTTTGCGTAGGCTTCAAGGTCAATACAAATCGGAAATTGAATATGCTGCAGAATTTTTAAATGAGATAAAATATTGTCTGCTTCAGCTTTTGCATCCAAGGCTGGATTTATAAGATCGCCTGGGGAGGCGAAATGATAATAACCTAATTTGAAGTATAATTCATTAGCGGCTTTAATGCGATCGGCAAGTTTGTAAATATTTCCTTCATAACCGGTTGCACCTTGTGTAATCTTTGCAAAGGCAAAAGTAAAACCTTGATCTTTCAATTGCTTCCAGTCAATATCAGTTTGATAGTGACTTACATCAATTCCATGAATACATTTTAAACTTGCTAACCTTGCTGATGATATCATGCTTATGAATTTTAAGCAATGATAATTTTTTGAGGGGGAAGGTTAAAGGACAAACGGGAAGGGAAATAAAAAAGCCAGGTGAGTGGCCTGGCTTAATTTCTTATTGATATTTTAGAGAGATTAAATGACTTCCATTTTATACCTTATTGTTATATCACCGATTAGTGCATGTAATTTAGCAATCAAATATTTTAATGTTACTAATTTTTCAAGTTCAATTTCCGAAGGTCTTCCCCACGAAAAATAACTTTCAATAGCTCTTAATTTAATTTCTATTGCAAAACGGTCTTCAATACTTTTATTTATAGAAATTAATTCATCAATCATTGATGAAGAATTTTCGACTTTAGCCATATCTAAGCACTCAAAGATATAATCAATATGAGTTCCCGGTATCTCAAAATTCTTTATCACATAGATTGACAATTCTTCAAAAGCTTTTAAAATTGTTGCATTTTCTGGAAGTTTTAGTCCTATCCGATTTAAATTAAATCTTATATCTCCAATTTGTGAAGCAATTATTTGATAATCTTCCATAATTATAATTATTAGTTTAATTTATTAAGTTATTTGAAGTCATTGAAATAAATGTCAATTCATCTACAAATTTTATTTCAGAACTTTACCAATTATTGTTTTGACTTACCTTTTTTATATAACTATCGTATTCCGATACAATTATATTAAGTTCATTTTTTACTGATTCTTGTAAAGTTGTATACCTTTTTTCATTCAATCCTGTTTTCCATAACCCAGGGAATTCACATCCATCACAAATTTTAATTAAAGGCCAAGCATAAGTTTGACACATTGCGGATGAATTATAGATATCACTTACAATAATTTTATATTTACCTTCTTTCATTAAAAAATGCACCATATAATCAAATATATATGTATGATCATTCAATTGAAAAAACAGGTGCTGAATTGTGGCTCCTTTTACTAATATCATTCCTGAAGTCTTATCATCATTTTGAATAACATTTTGAGCTGATTTCCAATATTCAGCAATAAACATCTTTGTATCAGAATAAATTTGATCTTTGGTTTTAGTTATACTATCAACCTTTTCAATTTTATAGTCAAGTTGGTTTGCATTATTATTTGATTTTTTTTTATCTTGAAGTAGTTCAATTGATTCTGTTTGATTTTTTAGTATAACATCTTTCTTTCCTTTTTCATTCCAATAATAAATTTTTTCATCAGTAATATTAGTAACATCTATAATTTTTTCAGTTTTATCTTTAAAAATTACTTTGTATTTTATTGGTTCATCATCAGATTGTGCTAATAAATTAAAACTGGATAGAAGGATTGTTAATAATACTATAAAATTTTTCATGGTTATTTTGGTTAATTTAACATACCATAAAACTACAAACTATATTCCAACTTTCAAAATTGATTGGTTATGATTTTGTTACATCAGCTTGTTGAGCTTCCCAACGCGGCTTAACGATGGTTTCAAAAGTATGCATATTGAAATCAGTTTTAATGCCTTTATCTAAGTGATCATTAAATTTATTTAAGGCAGCTGTATGTGCGGAAAGTAATATCAAAAACTGGTCATTTCCATTGTTGCGACCAGGAATACCTTGTGATCCTGAACCTGTTTGTGAGGATGTATACCCGCCATTTGCAAAGCCCCTATTAACATTTTGTGCCGCTAAAATTGCAGGTAAATTAATGGTATGGATAGTACCTGAGCGCTGGGCAATATCAATTATATCGAGTACCGGTTTAACGGTTGGGTTACTAACACCATCAGCATTAGCAACAAATTCGTTTGCGTGAACAATTCCTACGGGTTTATCATTCGATGAATCAGTATCGGTAAAACCGCCGGTTTTTAAAGCTTTTACCTGTTGACGTTGGGCATTTGCCTGGGCAACTTCAACGCCTCCCAAAACACCTAGCAGAACTGCTGAAACTGTTCCTCCAATCGGTCCTAACTGTGCATATCCGGCCATGATTGCTACAGCAGTATTTGCAAGGATTTGCGCTATTTTAACAGCAAAATCAATATCGGCATATTTCTTCTTAATGCTTTTCTCTTCCTCTTCCTGTTTTGTTGCAATTTCAGTCTTTGTTTTATTATATTCAGTATCGGAAACTATTCCTTTTTTGTGATTTTCTTCCAGGTCATTAAGGTCTTTTTGATATTTTGTTGTATTATTTGTGATTGCAACATCCTGTAACCCGGTTTCAATATTTGACATTGTGTTTAATAACGTCACATATTTTTGAACGTACTGCTGTGCATATTTGAGTTTTATAGCCAATAAGGCAGCTTGAAATTTATCCTCATTCCCTTTGAATGCATCGTGTTTTGCATTTAATGCAGCAATCTCATCATTTTCTTGTTCTACAAGGCTTTTTAAATTATATTCTTTTACAGTTAATTCATATTCCTTTATTAAATCATCCTGTTGTTTAACGGTATCTTTTGTAATTGATACTTTTAAAGCATCAATCTCTTTTTCAGTTGCAACTGTTGATAAACCAAAAGCTTTTTCAATTTGTAATGTGGTCTGCAACTGCCCCATTTTCATCGTAAGGATATCTTCATTATACTTTTGCTCGATATCCTTGCGGGCGGTTAAGTTATTACCAGCATTGATAAGATCTTGCTTATATTGATCTGTGCGGGCATCAATTAATTGTTGTCCGCTTTCGATGTCCATTTGTATAACATCTTGAGCATTGCTTTCTAAATCCTTTTGATTTTTTGCAGCGGCATCGTAGGCAATTTTATTCAGATTGGCGGCATGGGAGGCTTCCAGAATTTCGAGGGTAGCCTTTTGTTCCTTGGTAAGGTTTGTTTGGTCAATATTAAATAACCCGGCTTTTTGTAACCGGTCATTATATTCCTGATTCTCAATATCAATAACTGATGTAGCCGATTGAAGGATGGTATTTATATATTCCTGTTGTTTTACTTTAAAATCCAATAATTTACCATTGATATCGGTTATCTTTTTCTCGATATCGGAATACTGGGTTTTATCGTTTACAAAATTTTCCTTGTTTTTTGCATAGATGGCAGCTTCGGAGCGTAAACGACTTTGGTTGATAATATCCATTTGCATTGCAAATTGCGCATTGGAAGATTGTCCGTCAGCGTAACGCTTCTTTTCTTTTGCTTCTAACTGGGTATAGTAGTTTGCGCTTTGGTTTAATTCGGTATCGAGGGTTTCCTTACGCAATGCAACTTCATTTTTACTATTCATTGCATTAATTTTCTTCAAATTTTCCTTACCCGAAACAGCGGCATCGGTTAGTTTTACCAAAGATTTTGCATAATCTTCGATCATAACGTCAGATCCTAAACCAAATTTTTTTAAATTTTCTGCATAGGCAACTATTTTAGGATTATATGAAGCTAATTCGGCATCCATGGCTTTTAACTTTGCCACTTCAGCATCGTTGGTAACAGGAACAGCAACTCCGGATGACATGGCCATGGCGTTTAAACTTTGCATGGCTTTTTCGTAAGTATTGCGTTTTTCTAGTAATTTATTATAATCTTCACCCGCCAGGCGTTCCTTTTCGCTATTGAAAGTAATAATATCTTTTATTTCATCTTCGCTTAGTTTTGTTCGGCTTTTCAATTGCAACAACTGGGCATCATATTCCTGCTGTGCAACATCAACCCTTTCCTTAACCATTTTTTTCTCGTTTTCAATACGTGCCTTACCAGCCTCTAAGCGTTCAGTCAGAGATTTTGTGCGGTCACGCATATCTTCTTCGAGTTGCACATTTTTTGCATGTTCGGCAGCTTCGTTTATAGACAGTGCAATAGTTTTTTCCTTTACCTGGTCCATCATTTCAGCATATTGATAACCAACTGCAATGGCTTCGGATAAATTGTCAATGAAATTATGCCAATCGCCAGAAACCATGGTTTTATAAAAATATTGTAAGCCTGATTGCATTCCGGCAACGGCAAAATTGTATTGATCTCCACTGGTTTTAGTGGATTCAACCATTTCGTGAAAATTCTCTTTGAACAGTTCAATGCCTTTTTTGCCAAGTTCTACCAGGCCAACGCCGGTGAAGATTTCTTTGAGATGAGAGAAGGCGCCGCCGGATTGTTCAGTAGCGCCTTTTAATTCTTTTTGTCTTGCTGTAACGTCGTCGAGTTCTTTTTTGTAGGATTTAAATGTGTCGGAATCGGGAGCGAGGTTTGCTAAAATAAATTTCAATTCCTTGCTGCGCTGTCCAAGTTCTTTCATGGTAAGTCCATCCAGGCCGATTTCGTGCCGGATGTCTTCCATTTGTTTTTCGAGGGATTTGAGGGAATCCATTTTAGTAGCCTTTTCAAACTCATCCTTGGTACTTTTTATTTCTTTCTTAAGATCTGAAGCTTGTTTGCTTAATTCGGCAAGTTTTAACCGCTGTGGATCGCTGTTAATTAAAAGATCGAGTTGTATTTTATCAATTGTAAGCATTCTATGCGGTTTTAAATGGATCGATCAATCTTTTTCTAAGGTCAAGGCGCACCGATTCAGAAAATCCATAACTTATTCGGCCAACAAGTAAATTAAGCCTTCCCCAAACATTTTTATTATACCAGTTAGGCGCCTGTTTTTTATTTTTCTTAGACCTATCTTTAATGCCATAAAGAATAGAATTAGTACTTACACGCGAACTTTCCCTTGCGCGTGACCTGTTTTTTCGGTACATTAACTCAACCAACCTACCTTTATCGGGAAATAAAAATTTTATCCTGCCTCCCTTTTCGCCTTCTCTTGAGGTTATAAATGAAATTTCATCCCGTAAATGGTCATGGTCCTCTTTGCTTATTATATCCTTATCCACAATTGAATTCACCATTAATTCACGAAGCTCAATTCCCCAGCGTTTAAGCTCCATCATTATAAAATTCCATTCCAGGTAATCCGATTCGGTCATAACAGGTTCATATAATTAACGTTAATTACCAGTTGCCATCCAATACTTTCACAAAGCCAGAAAGGATCAATTGGATCCAATTGAAAAGGATTGTCTAGCCAACGTTGTACAGGGCAGTTTTCACGATCGTCTTTTTTAAGAAAATTAATGAGTGTGGTCATGATTTCAAATGCCCTGGATGATTGAAGCATTTCTCCCATCGAATCCATTTCTGATCCTGTCCAGTGACTCGCAATTGTTAATTGTACTGTCATCTTTGAGTCGCGAACCCTTACTTCGTTCATCGGACCACCACCAATGCCTCCCGGTTCAACCAACAGGAAATAACCATCTATGCCAGCAATACTTTCGGCTAACTTCTTATCGTTTGTGTAAACCACAAAATCAGTCAATTCAGGAATCAGGCTATTCGGATCCATGGCTGATATATATGCTTTCAGATCGGCATATCCTGGAATGGTATCATCTTCCCGGGCAAAGTTTTTAACTACACCCTCCAATAATGGATAACGTGCAAAATATTTTATAATATCAATTGGTACCATGTATCAGAGTTTTAAAACAGTTTCAATTGGCAACTTTAAATCGATGGATATTTCACCATTGTTTTTTTTCATTCCGCGAAGCGAAACAACAGCCTCCTGAATGCTTTTTACCTGTATGTTAAAAAAATCGGTAATTGGCATCATTACCACATCATCAATTTTCCCATAACCATCTTTACTCATTGTATAAACATGTCCATAAGAACCGAGGGATATTTTATCCGGATCGCTTTCCCCGGATCCTGAAAACAGGATTCCAAACACAGGATGGTTATAAAAATAGTTCTGCCAGCAAATCAGCATGAACCATATTGCCTTTAATTCTTTATTGAGATGTTCCTGGAATAATATGGCACGCTGTTGTGCTTCAAAAGTGTTATATTTTTGCCTGTTTTGGCGATAAAGACAAGCGGCCATATTAGCCAGGTACTTTGTATCTTTTGTTTGAGCGTAAATATGTTGGTATTCATAAGCGTCAAGGTATTCTCCAACGGTTATATCGGTTTCAAGAATTCCGAATTTGTCAATATTGAATACCGGGCCATGAAATTTTTTCTTTCCAATACTGATTTCTGGTAATAAATTGCTAGTAAGTGCAAGATTAAAACCAAATTTAGGTTGGATGATCGATTTAACTGTTTCAAGTTCCTTCAGCAGTGTTTTATCATCAATCTCATCAGGTAAGGCATAAGTCAGTATATTTTTAAGCTTATTGCTTAAAACCTGCACAACATCATCATTTATGCTGATGCTGAAGACAAATTTTGTCCATTCGGCCAGGCATTGATGGCAGCAAATTTCAACTTTAGGCTTTGGAAGTTTCTCACCAACCAATATTTCAAGAATTTTAAAGCGTAGTTCTGCTTTTGCCATTGATCCGGCATCAAATAATAAATTTACAACCTCTTTAAATTTTGAAGGTGTAAGTTCGTCCCAGGCTGTTTCTATCTTATATTCCTTCATCATTAAATCATTGAAACAAATTTGTCGTTCTCGTTGTGCCTTCTTTTTTCACATGGGTTATATTCACTTGGCTTATCGGGAACCTGTGAATCTGCCTTAGTTTTAATATCCATCCCCCGGAGTACGGATTCTGCCATATTCCGATATTTAAATGATAGTTTATCCTTTACATCTTCTGAAGTAAGTCTCGGGTTATTACTGGCATCGTTGGCCATATTCCTGCGAAGGGTAGAAGGAAGGTAATAATTATCCCATTCGGATATTGCACGGCTAACAGTAATATAAGCCAATGCACGTTTCAATTTACTTATCATTACCGGATCAGGAGTTGTAGCATCCAGTATAGTTTTAATTTTAATGTGTGCATTGATCTCGTCATAGGCTTCCTGCTGAAATACACGCGAGCGGATAAAAAATGCGGCGTTACCTTCTGTTTGAAAGCAATTGTCAAAATCACGATAGGTTTTAATAAGGAGATTGTTAAATGCAGTGCTTTGTGGGCTTTCTGCCCATGCTGTAAAAGTCTCTTTATCTGAATCCAGAGAATCAATAAGTTCCTTGGTAAATAAGCCATAACTGATTAGAAGGCTTTCGCGGGCTTCATCAGTTTGATATTTAAACGCTGTTGTTTCTTTATCAGTCTTATAAGTTGTGATGCTATTAGGGCTTACCCTTATCTGTAACCATATAAAATGATGATATAACGCCAGGGGAACGATAGCAAAACGCAATAATTCCAACACTTCAGCATATTTCTTCGCTTCATCTTCATCAGTGGGTGGAGTCGTCATTTTATCAATGATATCGTCATACATTTCAGGAGAAATGATTTCGCGGATATCATTGGCAGCAACAATCATACTGCTATTGATATTTTCGAGTTTCAGCGTAACATCAATTCCCGAAACATAGTTTTTAAGGCTGACTGTGGGTGTAAAAGGTAATTTTATCATATCAATTGATATTATTTTGTATGCGATTTTGTGGCGAAGTATCTTGCTGGCGTTCCGGAGCAAAGCGTTTAAACCCAATTTTTACGTTGTTGGTTACCAGACGGGGAAAATTGAGCCAAAGGGCACGATTTAAATCTTCCAGAATAAATTCTTCAGCATAACCCAGGGTGTCTAAATAAACCAGGTATGAATAATAAACTTGAGCTCCGGAATTAAAAACCCCTTCGTTGCTTAAATTTGAGATAGCCGGATCAAGACCTTTCCCGGCAACAATCATTCTTGTGCTTTCCTTGTTAAAATCAATAACTGATTTAATAAATTCGGAATACTTAACCGGTATATCCTCGAACGTCCATTTTTCAATCCCATGTTCAGTTAAAAATGAACGGCTCCAATATGCTTTACCTTGATTTTTACCAGCTCCGGAAAGCACTGCAGTAACCATCTCAATTTTTTTATTAATGACTGCAGTCAAAAGTTCATAAGAGAAGTCGGTGCCAATTTCCTTAACCCCTTCAAATTCGGTTTGCAAAGGTTTACCTGCAGTTTTGCGGGCTTCATTATCCCTGCAAATGTTCTTGAGGGTTTCTTCAATTTGTTTTATCCAGGCATCTGGAATAATTACATGAATCTTGGCCGAAAGTGAATTTTCGAGGTAAGAATTTATGTATTTCGGATTAAGGTTAGTGCCTTTAATCCATTCCTTTAATCCATAAAAGTAAGTTGGGGTGCTGTAAATATCCTCGTCGAATGAACGATCACGGACATAGTTAACCGATGAAGGATAACGAAAAGGATCGGAACGGACGAAACGAGGCCATTGGTCGAGATCGTACATGTTAAGTTTAGTCCAGTCACCAACCAATACAATATCAAGGTCGGAATCTAGGATCCGGGCGCGCCTGTCAATTGTTTTTGTGGTACCCAAACGACAATGGGCGCCGTTTAAATATTTTAATCCGCGAACAGGCATGGAACCATTAACCCGGCGTGATTTGTTAAAAAAATATTGGTTATAACCATCCTCCATATAATAATATTCATGAATGGCCTGTTTAGCATAAGTATGCAAAGGTTCTAAATCAGGATCCCGATCCCACGAGTTTAACCAGGCCCATACTTCAGGATATGTTTTCTTTGATACCCATCTACGGATTTTTCCGTCTGATGGCTGGGTACTTGCTCCAGGAGTGATGTCTTCAATATCATCAATATATAATTCTGGACCACGGCCATACATCATACGTGCTTGTTTTGCAAGTATTTCTGGTAAAAAGGGATTATATTTTACATATTGTTTAGCTTCGTTCGGCAGGTAATTATTATTTCCATTGGTAGCAATTGTAAAACCCTCAAAATTAATTCGATCTCCAACAACAATGAACCGGTTATAGTTCATTTTTTCTCTTTCCATCTCCCAGGTATCTTCAGATGTCCCAAGCGCAAATGTCATATAGGCTTTACCATCCTTGGAAGAATAGCCATAAGAACCGTAATTTTGAACATCAATATTATCACTGGCCGTATTAAAGCCTTTAATTTCTTTTTTCATATTAATCATTTAAATTCTGTGCTTTGCCATCTATTTTAGGGGTGAGCCAATCAACTTTTAACATTTCGAATTCGGGGGGAAATGCAACATATCTGACCAATCTTTTGCGGCATATCCGGTTTTGATTGACTTTTGCAGCGTCGAGGTCGGTATATGGAAGAAATAAATCAGGGTGCGGTTCCATACTGTCATCGGGAAGAGCCGGACGTAATCGGCAACGACGAACAACACGAATACCATCAGTTTGACAACGACGTTCCTGCCAGGTAAGATGCTGCATAATAAAAAAGAAATCATCAGAATGCCTCAAGGCACGCATACGGGCTAATGCTTCATAACCGTTGATTGTTGTCATTCACTCAGCTATTTTATGCTAAGGAAATATATTGAGAGGAAGGGTTAAAGGACAATGATAATTATAAACCAGTAATATGTGCGCTATCCGGAATAGCTTTTGGTTTATATTGTTCACCATATAAACCCCATAATAGGTACATTAAAGCTGAAGGTAGTTGCGTAGAAAACCAAACCTGATCTTCATATTCCAGTTTTACTTCGCTGGTTTTGTCAAGTTCAATTCCAAAACCTTTCTCTCTTTTTAGCGGGCTCATATAAATACAAGAGATTAATTGTTCACACTCATACTGGCAAATTCCTATGCGTGGGGTACGTTTCTCACGTTCACTGAGCAATATTTCAAGTAACATAAAATGTTCCCAATAGAATATAGTGCGCTGATCGGAAGGTGTGCAAAGTTCAACCCTCCATCCGAGATCCTCCAGACAACGTTTTAAAATCGCTATGTCAGTCTTACCTTTTGGGTTATTTGCATATATTTCTTTGCGTTGATTACCGGCACGATCGTAATATATCCGCATGTATTTCTTTTGATGTGGCCTGAAGAATTCATTTATCTCCAGAGCTAAATCAAAATGTTGCCTGGGAGTCCAGACAAAGAAGTTTTTTAATACTTTGAGGTCATTTCCTTTCTCCTGGGCGATAACGCAACTCATAAAGTTGCCCGGATCGAATCCCATAAGCAAAGGTTTGCATGTATCGCAGTATTTAAGGTCAGCGCTAGTTCGCTTATATTCTCCCGCTACGTTTACATCATCAAAACCACCAGGTCCTTTATCATATTTATAACTGTCAGTAAAAATATGTTGCTTTCCAAACCAGGCAAAGAACATTTCTTTAACCCTGTCAGGCCTTATGCCTAAAATAGACAATAAAAACTTTGAAACGTTACTTTTAGCGCCTTTGAACTGACGTGTAATATAATCATTGCCCAAAACAGCCAGATTACTGAAGGATGAACCTTTAATATATGACCATAATCCGGATTCTTCCTTACGTTTTTCGAGTAGAAAAGCCTTCCAACGATTAATAAACCTTGTTAATCGTAATATTTCGGCCTCCGCAGACTTAATTTTGGTTAATAAACCTGATTTTCTGGCTTCTTCAAGGTCTACTTCAGCATTTAAAAGCTCTCCTTCAGCTTTTAGAGTACGAAAAGCAATGTATTCAATCAAATCAAGTGCCGATCGGTTAACATTTTCTTCGTAATGCGTCCACCAGTCTTCATCGTTTTCAAAATTTGGAGTACTTGAGAATCCTGTCATTCCACCGAAATAGTGAGAATGGCCATATATTTCCCTGTCTTCACGTAAAGTTGGAAATACCCGTTCAACAAAATCGGTTTCTTTAATGCGTAAAAGTTCGTCAACAAACACATGTACAACGCTTTTACCAATAATACTTTCAGGACGGTCAAGGCTTCCAAATAACAAAACGGTTCCCCACGCAAATGAAATGGTATGTTTCCATGATCCAACCGGAGTCAACGGCCTTTTAAAATGTTTGGGCGGCTCCTTGCCGTATTCATAATGTATACCTCTAGTATAATGCTTACCCAAATATGTAATGATGCCTGGTACAATTGTATCCATGGCAAACGTATAAGTTGGAGCAACCAGCAACATTGTACTCCTGGGCATATCATAAGTAATGCGAACAATGCGGGGAGCGAACATCTCAGTAGTTTTGCCGGATCCTCGACCAACTTCACCAAGCAAATTTTGAGTGTCTGATAATAAAACATGATGCTGAACAACAGTATTATATTTATCAATAAATTCTATATTACTGTTATAAAATCCAGCGACCATGCTCATTGCAAAAACACTCGACCCGGAGAAGTCAAAAAAACTATCTAAATTTAAGTGAGGAAGTATTGATATGATTAAGGAGAAAGCAACAATGGCGATGAGTAGCAAAGCAAATTTTCTCAGTAATTTAAGTCTATAAAGAAAAATATTGCTTTGGCTTCTGGCTAATTGCTTTTTATTCATCAGATTCCTCCGTATCTGTAATATTCATACTGAGTGCGGCTTCTTCTTTTAACTTATCTTTTTGTTCAGTATTGATTGGGTAAGAATCAATGTTTTTGCAGGCATCCTTATATTGTTTTAAACGCTCACCGGCAATACTTTTAAGGTTGTATTCCTTTTTTCCTCCGAGCATTTTCCATGTTACTTCGGGCGAAAGAACGTGAACAATAGGATGAAGTTTTGTAGTATCAATTTCGTTTTCATTAGGATTTTGCCTAAGTCTTGCGGCATCGATAAGACAACGGCGAGCGACTCCAAGGTTATCGGAGACAAGAGCGATATTGCTTAATTCTTCAAGTTTGTCAGCATAATAATCATTCCAGGCAGAATTCCGGACTGTACTATTGAGATGAAAATAGTTAATTGCCTCCCATATAATTTCACGGGCAGTATTAAAAGCTAAATTAAAGTCAGGATATTTTTTAATTAATTCCCTTGCACACCTTGAAACTGAAGGATAACGACGTTGTAATTCAGGTACCCTATCCAATAAAAAGATATAGCGTTGCAGATCCTCCGCAATAGCATCACTTTTATTCGTAGTTAAAAAGGATTTAACGATATCAGGATGCAAACTTTCGAATCTTTCATGTAAACTCATATTGAATCGCTTATAGTTTCACCCAGATAATCGGAGATCATAAGGTTTGCCCTCATTTGTCTTTTAAGATTGATGGTTTCAATCTCTGCCTTGGCTGATAGAAGTTTAATATCTGGTCCCATTGTTGAATTGCCAAGCCGAAAAGCATCAAATAATTCAGAATCTTTGTTGGAGAATTCCATCATTATTTCAGATGGATTATCAGGATTGAGATAATCGGAAATTTCCTGCATGGTTTTGCCATGTTGAGCCATCTTTATAACTTCATTCAGTATATCAGCATCAAGGTTCATTCAGTATTTTTGCTGCTAAATAACAACGGTTATGCCTGATAATAAAGGACGATTGATAAAGTAGATTTTAATGGTAATATTTGACTTATTGCTTTTTTCATCATACTTTTGACCCGACGATTTTCAACATTCAAAAGTTTAGGCCTTATTACCCAAAGATAAAGAAGGTCTGGACGCATCAAAGGCCATGCGAAAGCATGGCTGTGGGTGTTGAAAATCGTCAATTTTCTGTCCAGGCCTTCCCTCTTTTAAACTAAAGAATAATTCATTGTAAGTACTTCCGTTTTTTTCTTACCGTTTCCGGAGCCTTTATTGACACTTACTTCCATGTTAAAAGTTTTATTAATCCATTTGTTTCTCTTAGTATATTCAGTAAGTAAATCAGAAGGATAAGAACTTAGTATAAACTTGCCTTTAACTTCAGATAAAAGTTTTAGAAGGTTTTCAAAATCATCCTTTGAATATCCATCGTAATGGCCACAATCTGAATTATAATAAGGAGGATCACAATAAAAAAATGAATCAATACTATCCCTGGAGTTTATAATTCGAAGCGCATCAGTGCATTCAATTTGAACATTCTGCAAACGAATTGCAAAGTCTTCGGTAAATGATTCCCGCTTGTTTCTGATCTTCTTTGATGTTGTACATTTTTTGATATCATAACCCCAGGATCCGTCTAGTATTGAACTGAAACTTTGTGCAGCCAATGCCCAAACCGCCCATGCTCTTTTAACTTCAGAAAACATGTGCGGATTGTTATAAATAACATCGGCATCTTTGTGCAATCTGCGACTGTGAAGCGAGATCCTTACTTCCTTCTCCAATCCGACAAAATCGTTCTGGACCACTCGGTAAAAGTTTATTAACTCATTGTTCGTATCGTTTATCACTTCAACCGCTGAAGGATCCTTAGCGAAGAAAACGGCTGCTCCTCCAATAAAAGGTTCACAATAAAGTGAGTGTGGAGGAATTAATTCAATAATTCTTGTACATAGTTTTTGTTTTCCACCATAATAACTGATTGGTGTTTTGAGGACTTTTTTTTCATTATAAAAGATTTAAAAGGTTAGTGCCTTATTACCCGTTAAATCAATTATTCAAATATTCACTATTTATTTAGCCTCGGAAAAGACAAAACACTGAATAAAGTTATCATATGGAGGTTCTTTGCTGCTGATTTTAGTATTAAACCATTTAATTTCAAATTTTTGGTTCAAAAAATAAATTTTTCAAAAAATTTGTATCAATTTATTTAGCGCACCGCTGATAATTGGGTTTGTAATACAATGAACTTTCAAAACACAGATATATGACAAGCATTACTTTTTCAATTACTTACACTATAGATTTAATTTGAATTTTTTTTGGTAGTTTATTTCGATATAAGTTGTTTCATCAACGATAATTTAGAAGAGTACTCTTCAATGATATGCATCCAGTCTGCACGTTCATCATCGTTCTTATACTTCTTATTGCTTATTTGAGAACGATATCGAGTAATGCTCTTATCTGCATTGATCAAGTCACGCATAAACTTTTCAGGATCAAGTTTGCGCAATTGTTCTAATTCTTTTTCTAACTTATATTCTATTAATAGAGGGTGTTTGTATAGAAAGGTTTTGTTCTTCTCGTAATGGGATAGTTCGAGAAAGGCAATATGGTTACGTGTATCAGCATTAACAAAGGTCTGTGCAGTTTCATCATTAGCAGAATCAAGAATCGCGTCTAATCTTACCATTGTTTCGTAAGAATAAACGCGATCTTCATATAGTAAATGACAGAGTTGTATTTCTTTGTCATTAATATCAGTCCAGTTTATACCTGGGTATTCTGTTCTTGGTCCCCGCTTTTTTTTTCTTTACTACCAGGGATAACAGTATCAGTTCCTTTGACCACTTCCTTAACAGGATCAACTACATCAGTCCCTTTTACTTCTTCCTTAATGGGTTCAGTTGTAGTAGTCCCTTGCCCTTCTTCTATATTATTGGTACTTGCATCAGTTCCTTGGCCTATGGTATTGAGTTCAGTCATGGTTGATTCTGTTGAACTATCAGGATACCCATTGTCTTGATCCTTTTCAGACTCTAATCCTGATTCAACTTGCTCTTCTGTTAATGATGCTGCAGTCAATAACAATTCGGCTTTCTTTGCTTTTAAAGCAGCCAAATAAGTATCGCCTTTATTATCTGAAGTTGGCAATAACAACCCAAATACCAAAGTCTTTAAAACATTGTATTTGTGTTTACCATCAAGATCGATTGCTAATAACTCAGTTTCAAACTCATTTAATTCTCCAACCTTTTTAAGAGGCACGATAAAGTTGTCTTTATCTTTTGTAAATCCTCTGCCTTCCCAAATGGTACAATCACAAACTGCGCTATTCATTAATTCATAACACATTCTTTCATCCAATTCCTTTTTGTTGTATTTACCTGCCAATTCAAGATCAGGTAATAACTTGGAAGCCGGAAAAATCTTTTTATAAAGCTCCTTGTCGGCATCAAACCACTTTTCGTCTGTGTGGTTCATTAAAAAATGATTGATTTCTTTGAATTCCATATCGATAAGATTTAAAGTTAAAATTTAATATTTATTCAAATTAATGGTTTGGTTTTCAAACCTTAAAGGACATAAAAAACCCGCCCTGGCAAAAGGCGGGTTTAAAACTAACTAATCGAAACTAACACCTAATTTCGGGATCCTGCAACTTCGACAAATACATATGTTGCACCTCCAAATATTTTAAAGGAAATCTGTTTTCCTGCATTTGCAGTCCAGGTTGCACCACCAATTAGTAAAAATGTAGCTGAAGCTGCAATTGTACTTGGAAATGCCCCTCCAGATCCTTGAAGTGTAATAATCCTTCCGACATCAGAATCGGATGTTCCTGTTATTGCTGTAATTGCTTTTGCCGATGTGGCAGCTGTTGTTAATTGATAAACTGGATTAGAGGTAAGCAAAATAGTCGTTGCATCTGCAGCGACGGTTACTGGATCAGCTATTGGCGTACTACCAACATATTTATTCAGAATATCACCACATTCATTGGCAAAAGTGATTGTTGTGGCTGTTTTGTCTTTATCAGATCCACCATCAAATTTCGTCATTCGAAGCGGCTTGCAGGAATTACCACCAATATAATTCTCACTTGTGGCACATATTTGCAAAACAACGTAAAACCCTTTGCCTATTCCAATCTTAAGATAATTGAAAATATCTGTTGACATTCCTCCGATAATCAGAGTAATTTCAGTATTTATAACTGCAGCTATTTCACCTTGAGTACCTGACCATTTTAATGAAGGCGTATCAATAACGGAATCTATATATTTCCATTTTTCGCCCGCTTTTAAAGGAATATTGGCAACTTCGCCATTAATGGCTGCTGGAAATTGTTGTGTATCGTCCACCTGGGCCTGCTCAATAAACCATAATCGCGCTTTGATCTGCTTACCAATTTTTTGTGTATTATCCGGATCACCGTCAATATTTCCAAATCCACTGACCACTCCTGCAGTTATTACACTTCCCGAACCGGCCAGGTCAAAAAAATGATCCATGCTCAAATTACCTGTAATTACTGAGCCAATAACATAAATGGCTAATATAACCCCTATCGCAATGGCAAAGTTTTGTATGATTTTCATCCTGGAGCGTAAAACCTTGTTCTGGCTCCAGGCCAATTGTTTTTTATTTTTCATTTACGAATTTTTCAGTTGTGAATTTTTATGGATTAAAACTTAAAAAAATACCTGGCAATAGGATGCCTATTGCCAGGATTAATGATTATGTAGTTACCTTACGGCCAACTTCAACAAATTTGTTGTTCGATGCGTCAGTACTGTCGTCTCTGTTTAAATACAGATAAACTTCAAGGTAATCACCTACTGCGGTTGGAATCCATGCATCAACCAGTGAAAATTTACCTGATTTTGCCGTTACGGAAGGATATGTTGCGCTTCCGCAGGTTATTCTGTAAACAATTCCTGCAACTGCATTCGTTATATCCGTAATGGTGGGTGCCGATACTGCGTTAGCAATAGTTTGGAAAAACATTCCTTTGCTGGCATCACAGGTAGTTGCATTTGCTGCCAGAGCTATTGTAGGATCAGTCATGAAAATGTACTGGTTCTGATAATTATCTGCTGTTAATGCAGCCAATGTTGCAAACTTTTTACCAACCATAATAGCATTTACGCCTTCTTTCCAGTAGCTATAAACCATCAGTTCTTCAAGATCGCGTTGCATTCCAATTTTTGCCATTTCACCGGCTTTATTTTCGATCAACTCAATATTACCTGGCATGGTAAGCCACATAAAACATAAATTACCCATGTTTGGAACACCCTGAATACTAACATCAGGATAATTCATTATAGTTGATTTATTTCCGGAATAATCCTGTTGTAATGCATAAGCGGCTCTAAATGCTGCATTGTACCAAGGTAAATGTTTTTCATTAACGTGCAGAACCATACCTTTTAATGAAGGAAGAACTTTATTCACATCTTCAACAAAACTTTCAACATAAGTAAGAACAGTACTTTTTGTGTAAGTTGTATAAGCAGTAAAAGGTTGAAGACGGAAATCATTCCATGCCCATTTCAACAATTTACGAATAACACCTGTAGAACCGTGCAAATGATGTCCTGCTTTTGTTAAAGTAGGTTCAACCCTGCAACCTAAGATACGGCGTTCATTCCATTCGTTCATCAGAACTTCAAGAATACGTGCCAACATCCATTCAATCCAGGTCCATTTCATAGGGTCACTGCCTTCACGATTCAGGTAACCAATGTATTCTTTTTCCAATTCTTTAAGATTTGAAAACTTATGTTTAAACATAAGGTCGAATACTTCAGCTTCGATTGGCTCAACTGATGCGCCACCTTTGAAAACACGGCCTCCTTGAAAAGATTGAGAGAAACTGGTTAAAAAAGCATTTGTCAATACTTCTTTATTCTGAACTCCATATCTTGTTGGAAAGATACCTGCAATTGAATTCAAAGTTCGGATATAAGCTATTAACGCATCCTGACGGCGAATAATATATTCTTCACCCCAACCGGTATTATCAAATCCCGTAAAATCAATGTCCTGCATTTTGATTGAACCAAGCTTTCCTTCAGCTTGCAATTCACCCATACGGTTAGCCAATGTTTTGGCATAAGAACCAAGTGCTTTTTTAAAATCACTTTCGTACTCTTCCCAATTACCTTCCATTCCTTTATCAGCTGCAAATACTTCTAAAGGCCTACGGGTTGCAGCAACTATGTTCCAAGGTTTATCCATTGCAAATAAAGGAGCTTCAATGCCAAAAAGGTACTTTTCGGTAGTTTTACCGCCAGTAATTGGAATAACTTTTCCTTTTGGAACCACTTTTTTAGGTTCAGATGCTTCAGGTTCTTTTTTCAAAGCTTCAATTGTTTTTTCCTGTTCAACTACTTTTGTTTTAATTTCAATGACAGCCTCTGCAGTCGTTTTTGTTGGTTTTTCATCACCAAAAACAGCCTTGATCGTTTCTTTTTGATCATCGGCCAAAGCCTGAATTTCCGTGTCAGTTTTATCACTACCATCGTCAGCGTCTCCGCCTTCCATAATAGCTTTTAGAACATCAGAAAAACTCATTTTAAGTTCTTCCTGGCATTTAGCCTCAATTTTTGCGAGTTCTTCTTTGGAAAGATCATCACCGCCGGTTTTCATTTTTGCGGTATATCCCAAAGCCGCAATAATTACTTTAAACTTCTTTTTCATATTGATTGATTTAAGAATTAAATAATGATTTTATTTGTTGATTTTGAGCCTTATTAAAGGCAAGTTGTATAATTTCATCGAATGGCATTACATTATCAATGAGGCCATTCATTTTTGCATTTATTTCGCCATAATTGGCAAAAAAGGTGCGCCCATTAAGCGTTCCTTCAACTGCGGGGTTAACGTTTGGCCGGTTAGTCTTAACTGTTTCCTGAAAATGAGTAGCCCATGGAGTGAGTTCTTCACTGATCAATAATTCGGGGTTTCCTTTTTGGGCTTCAGTAATGGCTTTGTTTTTCCAATTGCTTTCGGGAGGTGTAACACGAATGAGTTTAATACCCATTTGTTTGTACATTTCATCATAGTTTGGAATATCGGCCATTACACCAATACTACCTACCTGGCACATTGGATCAATAGCGTTGATACTATCAAAGAATGAAGAGATGTAATAAGCTGAACTCATGTCAATATTATCCACTGCAGCCAGGCATGGTTTGTTTTTCTTTGCCATGATCGCTTTCATTGGAAATATTGAATCAACTGTTCCACCAGGAGAGTTAACACGTGCCACAATTGCTTTGATGGCATCATTTTCAAATGCATCCTCGAACATGGCAGCAATATCTTCAGTGCCATAATCCCACCATGATCCGGAACGAGTCAAAACTCCAGAAATGGGAATAACAGCAACGCCTTCCATTTCCTTGTCATCATCATTATTGCAGGGGTTGAGCATGTCATCGAAAATGCTCATTTTTAAAACAGGCTTATCAGGCAAGGTAAGAACCTGACCTTTGCTGATTGCTAATAAATAAGGATAGTATTTTACCATTGCTTCTGGAGTGACCAAAAGCGTACTGGTAAAAATTTCATCGAAGAATTTGGAATATTTCTGCATAGAAGCAATTTTAATGCAATGCTATACAATGCATTAAAATTGCTAAAGGACTATATTTTAAGAGGTAGAATATTAAAGTTCAATCAATTAAAATAAAAAATCAGTTGATTGACGTAAAAAAGTGTATTTAGTTTCTGATATTTTACGGGAGTTTGCAGAATAAACTACTGGATTATCCAGACTGCCCCAAATGGCTATTTGACCATCAGAAGTGCGTAATCTGAATATTTGCGGTTGTCTGGTTAGGTCAGTATTAGTTAAAGGATTAATATTGCCATTAACAGCCAGTTTCTCATCTATCAGTAAACCGGCAGGTGTATTTTTAGCATCTTGAGTAAAAGTTGCAGGCATTATATTTTCAATTTCACTAAATGAAAATCCTGGATAAAATGTTACAACCTGATCAGTAATATCTTTAACTGCGCTAAAGTTCACTCTTTCAATTTTATCACATAAATAAATTGTTGTGTTCATGGCAAAAAGTTTAATGAAGTTTAATAAAGTTTAATCGTGAGGACAATTAGCCCGGTTTCGTCTATGTAATTATTTTTTAACTCATTGATAATCAATATTAATATTTTTAGCAAATAATTCGATTTTGTGATTGTGCTTTTTGCTGATTTTTTCGAACCGAAACTAATATTTTCCAGCGTTGATAATCTTTGATTGCCCGATCAGAATATTTTGAATCAATATTACATTCATCAAGAAATAAATTAACACATTCCTTGTATGAAAAACCGCCATTTCTAAAATCTTTCATGCGCTCATGAAAATAAAAGCGGTAAGCCTTCTCAATTGCCCTTGCTAATACTTCATTTCGAGTAGTGCTGATGTAATTATAATAAAATGGATCCTTATCCGGTTGAAAAGGGGTCTCAATTATAAACATTTCCTCTCCAAAATCCGGGGTTTTATAATTTGGTGGGCTTGGCATCAAAAGATTATTGAATTTATATGCCAAACAAAGCTCATCAGCATCAGCCCTGGGAAATTTAAAAACCGGTTCACTTATCTGGTAGTAACCTCTTAAAAATTGTTGATAGAATGGTTCTAAACGAATGCGGGTTAGGATTCCACTGCTCATAGTTTTTTGGTTTTGTGTTAATATTAAATGATTAATTGTTAATAATAAAGGAAAGGATATATACGCATTGATTACAATCCTGTTACCTTTGCAATGCTTTTAACACTAGACAAAACCGTCACATTGCCCCGGCTGGTACCGGGGCTTTTTTATTATATAGAAATAGCCTCTATCGGTGATTTTGGGGCAAGCATAAGAACATCCTGCCCCGATAATCATTACTCCAAAATCGTCCAGTCATTTGAAAGCATATCGGTTTGAGATGCTAACCAGCCATTAACGATTGTTCCATCAGCAGCTTTCATACATAGATAAGCAGTAAACTTAACTTTGTCGTCTTCATCTGCTGGAGAAATGCGATTACCATTACCATCTAAAACATCTTTTAGATAAAAGTCCTTTACACTTTGTGGCAATGATTTAACCTTGTCAATTACCATGTCAATGTGTAGTTCATCGGCTGGCCGCATAAAAACAAACATGCCTTTACCGTTCCAACCTTGTCGAGCAATTCGCCCACCCGCTTTTGCAACTTCTAAAGCTGCACCAAAAGATAAATTTTCCATAAAATTGATTTTTAAATTATTAATATATAGTGAAATAAAAACTCATAATAATGCCAGCCCATAACAACAGCTGCGGCTCGTTAGGGCTCAATCTGAGTCATTTTTTAAAAATTAGTTTGGATCCACCATCCCCCTTAAATGGCAAATAGTAACCCTGCCCATTTTTATAAGGTATTGGCTCCATCAGGATACGATGGTTGGAACCTAACCAGGCGAAGCGACCAGGAGTGTAATCGCCAAAAGATAATTCGGGTTCGATTATACGTGTCCAAACCATTTCGTGGTTATGAATCCAAAAGTAACCATCGGACCAGGAGTAAATTTTGGCGCATCGTTCGATATCTACTGCCCCAATGATGAAACCCATGGGAAAGCTGAAATAATAGCCTTTATATCCATCATCTTCGCTTTCGTGTTTGTGGAGATAACCTATTTGAACCAACGCGCTTTTGAATGGCTCACGGATGCAAATTTCTGCCTGTTCCTTACTCCATTTTTGGGCAGAATGTATTAAATAAGTGCCTCGATGAGAAGTTTCCTTTGGGCGTGTTTCTAATTTTTTAATTTTATGTACATATAAGGTTGCCCAGGGTTGCCACAATGTTAAGACCTTTGGAACATCAGTATTCATCTGATCAATCATTAAATCTTTCATATCTAATAATTTAGTTCATGTAAATTTAAATCTCTCATTATCTTTAACTATAGTAGTCGTAAATGGAAATCCTTCATCCGGTATCTGTTGAATTACCTCAATTAAACCTCCTGCTGAAGTAAAAACGATGTGCTTTTCATTATCAACAGAGATCTGAAGCTGCAAACATTTACCGCTTCCACGTTCCTTGAAACATTTAGAGTCATCAATTTTGAAATGATATACCACGATTTCGCGGTTTAGGATCTTCGACATTTTAATTTTATCACCTTCGTATCCTTTTGAGGGTTCTTTAATTTTAAACTGACTAAAATTATTCATGTAATAACTTCTTTAATAAATGTATACTATTACAATGACTAGCCCAGCCATTGTATGATGCTATGGATTGTTTATTCTTATTGTTTACCAACATCCTGGCAAAGTTCTGTTTAATGCTTTTCCTTAAAAGAGTATGTGTATGATGGAAAACGTAACCTACAAAATCAATTCCCCTGGCCTTTACCGGAAAGATTTGATAATTATCCTTTATTTGCAGTTTAAGCCTTTCATTCATATATATTTTTATGTCTGCAAGCAATTTGTGTAAGTACGGTTTGCTATTCGATAAAATAACCAGGTCATCAGCATATCTGAAGTAATATTGTACATGCTTTTCTTCTTTCATCCAGTGATCAAAATATGACAAATAGAAATTTGCGAAATATTGGCTGAGATAATTGCCAATGGGTAATCCATCAGTGCTGTCAATAATTTCATCAAGGAGCCATAATAGATCCAGGTCTTTAAACTTTCGGCGAAGCAATTGCTTCAAAATATTATGATTTATGTTCGGATAGAACTTTTTAATGTCGAGTTTCATACAATATTGCGTTGCATCTTTATCTTTTAATGCATTTTTAACTGCATTAGCGCAAGCGTGAATTCCCCTTTTTTTAATACAACTATAAGTATCGGCGGTAAATGTTGATACAAAAATAGGTTCAAGTATATGCATAATTGCATGGTGAGTGATGCGATCAGGAAAATATGGCAACCTGAATATAATCCTTTCTTTTGGTTCGTGTATTGTAAAGGTTGTATAATCAGAAGTTTTGTAAGTTTTATTTATAAGCATTTCGTGAAGCTTCACTATGTTTTCATCCCTGTTTTTATCGTGTTCAATTATACCAGGTTGTTTTGATTTCCCTTTTCGGGCAATAATATCAGCCAATTGAATATTTTCAATGCTGCAGATCTGTTCGTATAAATTATTAATCCTTTTCATTTGCCTTTGCTTTTAAAAGATCGCATTCCCCGAAAGTACCAGCGCTCTTTATGGTAATGTTATTTTTTGCCATGCGGGCAAGGTTTATGTTGCAAATATTCGCATAGGTGAGAACTGACGTTCGTATTCGTGTTCGTATAGTTGTAATTCGAATTCGACAAAACGAACCTGGAACCGGAAGACACTAGCAGCTCTGGCAACATACAACCTTAATATCAATTAAAAAAAATAGTCCTGGTATTCGGCCTTAAACTGCTTTGCAATGTATAATGACTTTTCAGATGTATCAGTGCAAAGGCGAGAACCGACGTACGTAAACGCGATCGTATAGTCGTAACCCGAATCCGACAAAACGAACCCGGAACCGGAAGACTTAACTTCATACCATGGATAGTATTTATATTGATTCCAATCGGTATAATCAGCAATCCATCCATTGTTAATTGCCTGAAAGATGATCATCAGTTTATAAGCATTAATTATTGCTTTTCTTAAACCTTCAGGTAACATGGATACATCTGGAAGTTTTTCAGGATCCACATTTTCTTTTTTACAGGCGTCTTCAAAGCTTTTAATCATTTTAAAATTGAACTCGACCGTCTTTTTAACTGTTTTTTTTGCTTTAGTTTCCATTGTTTATTTGGTTTAGATTATAAAAAATAGTTGTAAAGATCAATGAATTGCTGTGCTACGTAGTTTGATTTTTCTTCGCTTTCAAAGCAAAGGCGAGAACCGACGTACGTAAACGCGTACGTACAGTCGGAATCCGAAGACGACAAAACGAACCCGGAACCGGAAGACTTTGTAAATACCGGGAACCATTTGGGTTGATTAGGATTGTTAAAGTCTGGAACAAAATTGCCATTTACTGCACTGATAACTACTTTTAATTTTTTATAGGCAATTTCATCAGGCGTATCAGAAGAATTGAAAACGATATCTTCCGGTTTAATGCCTTTAAATACACAGGCATCTTCTAAAGTTTTAATGTCCTCAAAACTTTGTTTATTGAAGGTTTTCTCTCCAAATTCTGAAACCAATTGTTCTTTGAACCAATCAGGTGAATCAGAATAGATCCTTTTTGCAACTGTTTTTGTTATTTCCATAGTACTTAATTTAAATTATTAATAAATTGATTTATATTAATTTAATGTTGATTTTTTACAGTTAGCCATATGTCCCCGTTTTGAATTTTCTGAAGGAAAGGTTTCATTACAATGTGGGCATATGCGTTTGGATAGCTCAAAAGCCTTAAATATCCTTAGCTCTTCGAGTTCAGTTTTCATTGCATCGAATAAGATCAGTTTATTTTCAGCTTCCAAAAGCATTTTAGTAGTATCAACATGTCTTTTCTTGATATCTGATTCATTATTGACATCCTTTTTTTCAGCAGCTAAAATGGCAAAATAGTAAATGGATATCGTGAACATGAAGCTGAAAACTATAGCAGCTATCAGGTTTCCCCAAGCGGCTTGCAGAACATAATCATATAATGGATAATAAATGAGACTGAGAATGAAAAGGCAGAATGTGTAAAAACCTGCAAAGCTTATTTTACCACGCCTTACCAGCTCAATAATTGATAATTCAATAATAACTACTACTACAACACTATGTAAATGATTCATCCAGTCGTAACTGAACCAATGCCGGGCAATGTTATAATGAACAAAGGCAAGGTGTTCAATATTATTGGTCATGACCAAAACTATAACCAAATAAGTAAATGTTCCTGAAGGAAGGTTTTTTAAAAGTTTCATTTTATGGTTTGGTTTTAAAAATGTAAAAAAAATCTCTTTTTTGAATTTGTGTTTTTTCTGCTCCAACGCTCCAACGATCCAACAGAAAATCATTAAATCATTAAATATTAACAATATAACTCTTTATTTTTGTTGGAGCAGTCCTAAAAAAATTGGTTTTGACGTTCCAACAGAAATTTTTAAAAAAAAGGGGTGTTCCAACAAAAAACCAACGGTGTTCCAACAGAAAAATAAAATAAAATTTACACCCATATATATATATTATTTATTATTAACTATTTATATTATTATTATATGGCTCATTTAAAATCTTGTTGGATCGTTGGAGCGTTGGAACACCTTTTTCGGTTTTCAATTTTTGGTTTTTAAAAGTCTTTTTTTTGATGTCCTGGACTCCCATTTTTGAAAAAATTTCGAACACTGCATTTTTTTATGATGGGGGTAACAGGGGGAAAATTGATAATAACCTTAAAAGGGTAAATCATCCTTATTGCCGTTTCCATTATTATTAAAATCCATCTTTATTTGTGACTCGTCAGCCGGACCATAATCAACTGCTATTTGAGGCGTACCGTCGCCATATTTTTCCAGGTCAATCATATCTTCGAGCAATTCATAATCTAATGCCAGGGCGCTTGTATTAGCAGTTGCTTCCCTTGCTATCTTTGTTACCCTTTTTTCAATCGGATCAAATTGCTCTTCAATTTCTGTCCATGAAAACCGGGTACTTTTAACTGTACCAATATAACTGACATGATCCTTCAAGTAATTCATCAGGTTGTTAAGCTTCAGAGATTCTGTTTTTCGTACATCCTGATACATGGCATGCAAAATATTGATGCGTAGGAATAATATCTTTTTTTCAGAAAAATTACGTTCTGCGGTTTCGTTCCGGTTCTCCATTACGGTTATTTTGCTCAGTTTTTCAATCTTAAATTCTTTACCAGGCTTAATTCCGTTTGGCCGATTCAATAGAAATACAATGGTGTCAAAGAATACGCTTACTCTATTGGTCGAGTTAATGGCCTCGCTCTGGGCAATTATCTTTGCCTTGGCGATATCATGAAAAGTTTTATAGGTAAATGGCAGTTTTAGCGATGGAACATGAACTTCCCAGAGTTTACACATAGCTGCAAAAAGCGAAACTGTGTTAAGAATACGTGTCTGGTGTGGCATGCCGCTTTTTGTCAAATCATCCTTTAATTGTTTGAATACAGCACGCTGGATCTTCTGGAAGTTATTGGATATAATGTCTCGTTGTTTGAGTACTTCAAGCAAAACATTTGATAATCCGGCTTTCTCTTTTTCCTTAAGCAACCTGAACCATATGGACTCATTTTCACTCCAGTCATCCTTTTTTGGGACATGGCAGATTATACACCGATTGCCTAATGATCCGTCATCCCGTTCTGGTCCTTCCTGACCTAAAAGAACCGGCACTGCATTCACTTTTGTAATATCAAGATCTTTACTGGTTGCATCCTTTCGCTTTTGCTTTCCTTCACCATCGTATACCGCTGCCTTAAGTCCCTGAAATTTAATGTCGGATATCTGGTAATCGTTATATTCTTCATAAACTACCGGAACATCCCTATAGCGTTCCAGGGTTGTAAAAAAGGCGGCATCGGTACCTGAATTTAAGTTAAAAAGGGGAGCATCTGGTTTCATGTATAAACTCCGGATTGATATGGCAATTTGCGACTTGCCTGATTCAGTAGGACCAATAAAAAAGAGCGAAGTGAATAACCTGTCTATTGGATAAATGATTGACCGAAAGGCTGCCATCAAACTAAATAAGATTGCCCATTTACCATTGTCGCTGAGCTTGTAAACATCATCCATTAATTTTGCCCATTCGGCAAAGGTTGTCTCATTGTTTTCGCGATAAACAAAGAATCGGTCGTTCTCGAATTTGTCATTATCCTGGCGTAAACCTGAAAAGATCTTGGAGAAGGCTGGTGAGTAATATGTTTTATCTTTAAAAGGCGCCAGGCCAAGATCATCAACATAGGTTATTTTATTATCGGCAAATATGGCGTTGGTGAATGCCCAGAAACCTTCATGTTGCTGCCCGAAAACATTCAACTCCCAACATTCCGGGAAATCTTTTGCAATGCTGGCTAGTATGGTTTCATGATGGTTCGATTTGCCTTTGGTAAATATGTTTCCGCCTTCATTAAATAATACCTTTTTGAACATTGCAAAATCGATCATGGCCGATGAGTTCATTTCAACATAATTGCTCCGGCATTGCTCTGCATTATTGATCTTTATAACACGTTTGTTTTTATTTGGGTCAGGATCCTTAATGTGAAAAAGAGGTTCTATATAGAAATTTCCTATTACCTGTAAACCGCCTTCCTGTGTGCGAAAAACATATCTTACTTTGTCGCCTTTGCTATTCTGATAGGGAAAATAACCCCAGCGAGCATAAAATTGCTGATCAACATATTCTGGCAACCGGTCGGGTTCAAATCGCATATTCTCAGCTTCTTCAAATACTTCATTTTGCAGGGCATACCTTGATTTATTCTTCTCCAGGAAGGGTTTCATTACCTTTTTAAAATCAGCTTCCTTTATGCCCAGCTTTCCCGCGTATGTTTTTGTATTTACATTAATATTGGTATTGTCCGATCCGGATAGAAGTTCTGCAGCGTCTTCGATGGCTTTGTTTCGTAACTCCTGATCGTACAAATTGGCGTTGATAAACTTTCCAGTAAGATAAAAGTAGTGTTCCATAAAAGAAATGGTTTCGGATACATACTTTTCATCGTCGGCATTTACTTTAAGGTTAAATTTGAAATTGTATAGTTGTTTGCAGAACTGTATTTGATCGGTAAGTTTATTGTCTTCTGTGTAAATCAAATCGATTGAATCTAAAAGATTGAGATTATGTGTTAAACTGTTAAGTTCCTGTATCTGGCTAAAAGTTAAATTACCACGGTAGGATATTGTATTTTCTATGCCTTCATCCCATTTTCGATACATCAACTCAAGGTCTAACGTGATAAAAACTTCGTCCTGTTCCCTGATTGGTTCAGTTGCCCAGTCGAGATAGATCCAACCTGATTTTATGTTCTCCTGGCTGGGTTCTTTATGCTTGATATTACGTATTGTCTTATCTACCAGCTTCACATCAATCTTAAATTTTTCAATGCATAACCTTTTATACATATCCCGGGTAACAGGGTCCCGGATGAGAGATATTGAAGTTAATAATTCCCTGATAAAATCAGCTTCCTTGAGCGGGTCCTTATCAGTTTCGGCCTTTAAAATTTCCTGTTTGAAAGTGATAAAGTCTTTTCTATGATCTTCAATATAGTCAGCAAGTTCTTTTGAAGTTTTTCGACGGGCGAAACTATCAGGATCGTCACCTGTAGGAAGTGCAATTGCACGGACGTTTATATCTTCTCCAAGCATCAGATCAATGCTCTTGAATGATGCCTTAATCCCTGCGATATCACCATCATAAATAATAGTGATGTTATTGGTAAACCTCCGGATCAATCTTATTTGATCAATTGTAAATGCTGTTCCGGATCCACAAACTGTATTTTCAATACCTGCCTGGTGAAAAGATGTAACATCAAAATTGCCTTCAACCAGATAACATTCATCTTCTTTTATGATTGCCTGTTTAGCCTGGTATAATCCGAAAAGAGCCTTTCCTTTGCTGAATAACTTAGTGTCCTTACTATTTAGATATTTTGCATCCTTTTCAGTCGCCTCCAGGATACGGCCAGTAAAACCAATTACATTACCTGATAAGTCGAGAAAAGGAAATATAACACGGTTCCTGAAGTAATCATAAGCGTTTTTTTCGTTCCTTCCAATAAGTGATGAATCAAGTAAGAATGATTCTTTAAATCCTTTTTTGCGGGCGTTCTCCAGTAAATCGTTCCAGGATGATATTGCAAAACCAAGCTTAAACTTTTCAATGATGGCGCTTCCCTGTTGACGTTCCAAAAGATATTTTTTAACCTCCGGATTATCAATATTCGAATGGAAATAACCAACTCCCCATTCATGAACTAGTTTAAGCGATTCGCGTTCATCGGCGTGGGCTTTTTCTTCAGGTGAAAGGTCTTTTTGTTCCACCTCAATGCCGTACTTTTTGCCCAACCATTTAACCGATTCAATAAATGTAAGGTTTTCGTGCGCCTGGATAAAGTCAATTGCATTGTTGCCGCCTTTGCCACAGCCAAAACATTTATATATGCCTTTAGACTGGCTAACGGTAAAAGATGGTGTTTTCTCGGAGTGAAAAGGGCAGCAACCGATATAATTAACGCCGCGTTTTTTTAATGAAACAAATTCTGAGACAACATCTACAATGGAAGATGCCTGTATAATTTTATCAATCGTTTCTTGTGGGATCATTAAAGACGTTTTAAAAGCCAGTATTCAATAGTAGAGTTTTCCTTTAATTCAGGATATTTATGGAACATCGCCTTTTTAAGTTCAACGGCTGATATGCCATAAGCAAGCATTGAAAATCCGTTCATCTTTTCAAAATCGTCCATGCTAACCGGCCACATACTAATAAAAACGGCTTTTGTTACCAGCTTTTTGTTTTTGGGGTCAGTCATTTCAACCAATGGACTGGCTCCGATCCGGGGTTCCTGGTATTCCCGCCTTGGTTGGGCTATAATGAAATAGTCGTTGTTTGGCGATCCGTGTTGAATTTTAATTGTCATTGCGTTGGTTGTTAGTCTTTAAGATTGTTAACATATTCCTTTAATTCCCTGCGATATTCAATTCGTTCCGTTTCTTCCATTTCCTGTAATTCGTCATATAATTGGGAATCGAAAATTTCCAGGATTGCATCTTCAAGCAAACGCATTAATCGTTCAGGCCTGACGGCATCAAGTTCGACTTGTCCTAATCCATCCCATTTGGCAGTCCTGGAATCGGTTTTTTTAGCTGGCGC